ATTCATCTTTTGTTATCTTGAATTGTTAATTAATTATAACTACTTTATAATTTTAAAGCAAACTATTTTATACTTTAAAATTATAAAGTATCTTTGCATTGTCAATCAAAGCAAGAAAGCAAAGAAAGACAAAATAAAAACGGAGTGACTTATATAAGTCACTTGCCACTCATCAGATGGCAAATATATGAAACCGATTTTTAAAAAGCAAATTAAACGAATAATATTTAAGCATAAAATATAGAAAATAAAAGCAAGTATGAAAATTACAAAGAATGATATATTGAAAATCAAAGCGGGTTCTTCTCTGACAGCTCAACTTGGGAGCTATCTTGAATGTCGTAGTTTGAGACAATGGGCATACGAAATCGCAAAGTCTTATCCAAGAGACGATGTGGAAAGATATAGTTGCTATATAAGCAAGGACAACAAGATAACCATTACTGCTATAAAGAAATGACAATAATGAAATAGTATGAACGAAGCCGAAATAAGATATAGTAACCAATCTCGCCAACTTAACAGGTATGGTGTAACCTTCTGTAAGGATACAGCAGCAAGACTTGTGGGTGGAGAAAAAAGATTGGAAGACTTATACTCTAAGGGCAAAGTTCGCATAGATTTCAAGGGAAAGAAAAAATGGTTTTGTAATGCGGCTGACGTATTGAATAATATAAGAGTTGATTGACTAAGCTTTAAAGACATTTATCCCTGTTGACGGGATGAACGGAATTCAGTAGCGATAACTGAGCAGGGAGCAAAAAAAAATAGTTCTTTGAAATATTTATTTATACAATAGAAATAATGTATGGGTAAAACCGTACAATTATTATATATGATTTCTGCGCAGGCACAGAAGCGAAGCCAGTGATGGTAGATAGTGGTGGGTGCAAGTGGAACGGAATTGACACCGATAGCAACCGAAGATAAGACGATAACGGTCGAATGGTTGTAAATGTCTGATGGTGGTAAAGCCACGAAGTTGAAATGAAATTTACTTTCAGCACGCCAATTTGTCTTTAGCGTGGTGAGTATGCTTGGTTAGGCACAAGTATCGCTGAAAGGTCTAATATATCCCCTCCCGTAAGATTCGGGGTAACAACCGGTTTAAGCCGTTGAGGGGAACGAACTTAATAATTAAATGACCTCATGAAACGATTTCTTAAAAAATGGCTCAAAAGACGGCTTATTAAGATTGCCATAGAAACAAAAAAACCCATCTCCACGCATCTCTTTGAGTGGATTTACAATTCACCGATATATACGTGGAGAGACAAACTTCTAATTGCTAGAATTGGCAATGATCTTTGGGAAGAATACTATTGTTGGCTTAACAGAGACAACACTTGAGGTATTGGCAAAGTTGTTTCAACCACATCACCGGATACCAAATGAATAAAAGTCATACGGCTCTTATGTTCAATGAAAGCTACATGGTCAGGATTTATATAACAAGGGAAAGTCTTGCCCTCGATCAGTATAAATTTGTTCATAATACAAAAATTTTAAATGTGACACCGCAAAAGTAATAATAATTCGGGTACGTTCCTCTTTTCCATCAATAAAGTTTTAAATGTGACAGTTTATACTTCTATTTGGGGACGTACCCTTTTTTACATAATATAATGAAAACAGCCAATTTTATCATGTCTTTATTTGCCGCCTTATGTTCGTTAGGGATGATTTATGGTGCGATAGTTACGGAAAGTCCTGTAAAATGCGTATCTGTGATTATATTTTCCATTATCTTCCTGTTGTGCATAAGACTGGTAGTCCTGACATACAATGAACTGAAAGAGTGTGACTAATATTTTCTCTATCTATTTTTTAGTTAGTAATATTATCCGTTCATGCCGGTATGTGAATATAGGTATGAACATCCTCCGAAAGTAGCATTATGGAATGCATGTGGTAATTTAATAATAATCATATTCTTTATGTAGGTCTCATTACCCCACAAGAAGCAGGTTCGATTCCTGTCTTTCGGACAAATATTTAAACGTAGTTATTATGAAAAAAGGTGATAAAGTCCGTGAAATTGGCGATACGCTGATAGGCACGATTATTAAAATTAAAGATGGGCGTGCAGATGTCAAATTCTCTAAGTTAAAAGCTGTTTATTCACTCCCTTTGCAATTTTTGGAGAAAGTATGAGGTGTAAATCATCTATTAATTCAGAACTTGATAAGCTTTATTCAGAGCTTGACACGGTTCAGCAAATGAGTGAAGAAGCGGTAATGCTCACATTCAATGCTGACAGTAAGGCTGAATATATTTCACTTATCAATGAAGAAATTGATTCCCTGGAAAACGAACTGGAAGAAGTGGAGATATATCATGGCAGGAAGCGGAACTTTGTAAGGACTGCGGACCTGCCTTTTTTGTGTTGGTAATATAATAATATAATTATGAAGGAACTTAATACAATTCAAAGTTTGCTTAAGGCTCCCAAAGATCAATATAATAAATTTGGGAATTATAAATATCGTAATTGCGAGGATATTTTGGAAGCAGTAAAACCATTGTTGTTTAGTCAGTCGTGCACACTTACTATTTCTGACGAAATTGTAATGATTGGTACACGATATTATGTAAGGGCAACCGCAACCATTAAGAATGCTAATGGTGAAACGGAAACGGCAACGGCATACGCACGTGAGGACGAGTCAAAGAAGGGAATGGATGCAAGCCAGATCACAGGAAGCACATCGTCTTATGCACGGAAGTACGCATTAAACGGGTTGTTTTGTATAGATGACACAAAAGATTCTGATTCTCTGAATAATGAATGTCAGTCAAATAATCAATTGGAAAAAGATAACAGAAAACTCCTGTCGAAAGAGAAGTTTAACGATGAGAACTTAATGAAATGGATTTATCAGAAACTTGAAAAAGCAAAATCTGAGAATAAACGTCTTTCGTTATCCAATCTTATAGAAAAGTACTATAAAGTTACGCAGAACGATATTACTGTCATTTCTGACAATTTTTATCAATATAAAGTTAATAATAATTTGCTATGAGTAATGATTTGAAGATAAACAATATTCCATCTACGAAGCAGGAACAGACGGAACTTGCCTGTATGTTTGTACAAAAAGTAATTGATGGTGATGTAAATCCGATAGATGCTGTCATACAGATGAAAAGCCTTAGTGAAACAATAAGCACTTTTTTGAAAGATTCGGATGTAAGGGAAGCTGTATTGAATGAAGTAGGGAAGTATGGAAAAGGTGAAATCCCTTCATTCCGTGGGGCGTTGATACAGGTGAAAGAAACAGGAGTGAAATATGACTTTACAGGATGTGGTGACCCGGTATGGGAAAGGTTAAATGAGGAAAAAAACGACATTGACATGAGACTCAAGGAACGTGAATCTTTTCTTCGTACTATAAAGGAACAAAAAACAGATATAGATGAAGAAACAGGCGAGATTATAACTTTGTACGCTCCTTCAAAAAGCTCTACAACATCCTATTCAATCACATTCAAAAAGAGATAATTATGTATCGTATCAGTGTTACTTCATTAGAAGCGTTCAGACGATTCAGGGATAAGCATTCAATATGGGACACAGAAGAAAGAGTGTTAAATACACTTTCAGGCAAGAAAGGACCAAACGCTTATGCAGCAATAGGATCTGTATTCCATAGTATTGTAGAAACAGGGAAGGCGATTTATGTTGGAGAAAACACATTTGAGCAGGAACAAGATGGATTTAGAGTGCTTATGAATGGGAAAGCTGTGGAAAATGCCCTTTATTACCGTAAACAATATCCGGATGCGGAACATGAAGTACATAAAGGTAAAGATTTTCATTGTGGATTGTTCCCTGTTCATGTGCACGGATATGCTGATGTCAAATATCGAAACGTGATACGAGACATTAAAACCAAATATTCGCAACCACACACAAGAGATTATACAGAATCGTGTCAATGGAGTTTTTATCTTGAATTGTTTGGTTGTGACACTTTCTATTTTGATCTATTTCATTTTAAAGGATATAAACGTTATATGGTTACGAACACAATAAATACGGATTTCGTAATATATAATCCGATAGAATGTTTGAGAGACAGTAAGATGGAAGAGAAGAATGCTCAAATAATAAAAGACTTTTGCAAATATATAGATGAAAAAAACTTATATCACTTGCTAAAAACAAAAGAGGATTTGTATAACATATAAACTATAAAATTATGATTTTAACAGGAAGTATCTGTCTCTCTGATATACCTCGTGAGCAGATGAAGAAAATTAAGTGTAAAGATGGAGTTGAAAGAATCTATGTGAATGTGGCTGTTATCGAACGCAAAGAGAAATCCCAGTTCGGGCATACGCATTTCATCACTTGTTCCCCTAAAAAGGAGGAACGGGTAGAAGGAATGCAATATATTTTTGGAGATTTCAAAGAGTTTGTACCTCAGAATACATCACCCACCCCAGAGGATATAAATAATGCTCCTAGCGTGTCGGATGATGATCTGCCATTTTAGCCTATGAAATACGATGGTTCCAATCCTCTCCACGTCCAGCAGGCAAGAGCGAAGCTGGAGAAGTTGATAAAGGAACAGAAGGTGTTTGAATTGACGGAAAAGAAACCCCAAAGATCTTTAAATCAGAACAAATACCTTCATGTCTGCCTTGCTTATCTCGGTTGCCAAATCGGTGAAACGATGGAATATGTAAAGCGGAACTATTACAAGATTCTCTGCAACAAAGACACTTTCGTCCGTGAGAGAGAAGACAAGTTTCTTGGGAGACTAAAATACTTAAGAAGTTCGTCTGACCTTGATAGTACAGAGTTTAGCCTTACCATTGAAAGGTTTCGGAATTTCGCGAGTGCCCAATGTGGCATATATATCCCATCTCCAGACGAAGAACGTTTGATTCAGTTGATGGAGATTGAAATTGAACAACATATAAATTACATTTAATAAATGACACGAGAAGAGTTGCTCAAATACAGGTTAGATGGATCAAAGTCATTCCCTTTTCATATTAAAGAGCAAGAAATAACAGACAAATATGGAGTATATTCTACTGGAGTATTTAAATACAAAGGGATGAGTTTGATAATTGCAATAGAAAATGGGTTATGGCATTTATCAGTAAGTGCTAAGTTTCCATTAGGTTATCAGCAGTTGAAAGATGTACGATATAAGTTTTTACCAAATAACATTCAAGTGGCACAAATATTCCCTCCGAGAGAAGAATTTGTGAACTTACATAGTACTTGCTGGCATTTATGGGAGATTAAAGACTAATAATTATGAAACTTACTTTGACAAAACAAGAAGTGCTTCTCATCCAGAAGTTGCTCAATACTTACAAAAACGAGTTGCCCGATGACGGAACAGAGAAGCATGGACGTTTTGTCGGGAAGCTCTGCAAGAAAATCAAAAGACAAGTTATTAATCAATTAAAATAATATGAAAATTACAATCAACAAACCGACCGAGTTTGAGGCGGTCTATCTGAAAGTAGATGCAGGTGTCCACTATTGGGAAGATGCAGAAGTAAACGGAGTGAGAGACATTGATTTGTGCGAGAGTAAAGGCATAGGTAAACCTCTTATGCCTTGTGCTGTACAAATAAAAGAAGAGGCTGATTGCAATATATATTCAGACCATTATCGTTGGCGACCTATTATAGCAATTGAGACAGGACAAATAGTCAACTGGGCGCAAGGAACAACTGCCAATGTTCACTATAAAGTATGCGATGATTTTATATGTGATATTACTGATGAAGACCACATCGCCATTGCTTCTTATGACGGCTATGTACCTAAGATTATGTGTCCGGCAGATGAAGGATATGGCGACTACATCATTATGAATATTGATGAAAATGGATTTATTCAAGGATGGAAAAAAGAATTGATTAAACGACTAATACAAGAAGAGGACTGATTATGGAAAGCAACATATCACGAGATCATATTGCGCTTGAAGCAATGAAGTGCATAATGATGACAGCAAAACGCAGAAGAACTTTATGGAATAGAGTTGTAACACTGTTTTTCCCATCCAAAGAGGTTAGTATTACAAACTACAACTATGAAAAACAGGCTAAAGCTGCTTACCAGATAGCCGATGCGATGATTAAGGAACGTAGTAAGACAAAGGAGGAATGATTTATGTCAGAAAAAGGAAACAACTTTAACAAGAAAGTTCAGATGCATCTTGCTTGTTCTGGAGATTATCCTATCAAACCTGAAATGTGTTGTATCTATTTCAAAAACGGATTTGCATACGCAAGTGACGGGCATATTTTGGCAAAAAACAGAATTTCAGAAATATCGGGGTTGAAGGAACCTGAGATAACCGCACTTGACGGAAAATTTCTTCACGCTGACTTCTACAAAGATATGCTGAAATACGATAATATTATGATTGCCGAAGATGGCATAGAATGCAGCAAGGATAATGATAAAGTATTCTTTTACTTTTCCACATTTGATAAATATCCTGATGCGGAAAAAGTCTTGTAGGGTGCTTTGAATACGCAGACTACTCCGCTTCCACAAGTGAAGTTTGACATGAAGATTATGCAACGGTTGAATAAAGCTCTTTTTGAAAGCGACAAGTGTGTCGCTACATTTAAGGGTACTAATAAACCTATTGTTTTTGATAGTATGATGGAGGATGTAAGTAGTGTTGGATTGCTTATGCCGTGTTATAGTGAAGATACGGAGGAATAATATGGAAGAGTTTATTTCAGATTGGTTCATACCGATGGATTTCGGTAATGATATGCCGGAGGAAGAACCGGACGGTGAGGATAATTTTAATTTTGATTGACATGGAAAAGAAATTTGAACTTACAGACAAGTTTGTATTTAATACTTTTGGAATTAAATTATTCCAAATTAAGTGTACAAAGTCTTTCAAATATGCCAAGGAAGGTGATTTGGGAGGATATGTTGAGAAAGATGAGAACTTAGACCAAGAAAGCAATGCTTGGGTGTACGGCGATGCTTGGGTGTACGGCAATGCTCGGGTGTCCGGCGATGCTCGGGTGTACGGCGATGCTCGGGTGTACGGCAATGCTCGGGTGTACGGCGATGCTTGGGTGTCCGGCGATGCTCGGGTGTACGGCGATGCTCGGGTGTACGGCGATGCTTGGGTGTACGGCGATGCTCGGGTGTACGGCAATGCTCGGGTGTCCGGCGATGCTCGGGTGTAC